TTCCTCTTTGGTTGAGGTGATGATTTAGGTGGGTTCTTAGGGTCATAGATAGCACCCTTACCGTGCTTTTTTATGATGTTCGCCCTCACAATTTCAAGTGCTCTATCTTCTTTTGCTAACTCCTTAACTTCAATTTCTTCTTCCTTAAGATGAGGAGCGAGTTTATAAAGAGGTTTACCATCTACACCCTTCTTATCCCTGTTCTTCCATGCAGGAGTATTAGCTACCCTATCAGCATTAGTTAAAGTGTAAGATTCCTTATTATGAACATGGGCAAGATAAGTAGGAGATTTCTTCTCTACCTTTTTACCTGCTCTTCTTTTTGCCTTGTTACCAGCACCTCTATCAGAATCTGGCCAGTCTCCAGAAGTCTTATAAATTCCTGATCCAGCAGCCTTTCTAGAATACCCTTTACCACCTAGTCTTTCATTCACAACTTCCGCATTCTTTTCACCTTCTGGTTCATAGGATTGATTCATCATCTGTTGCAATCTTTGATTACGCTGGTTTAGTTTACCACCAATACCCTTTCCTTTCTTAGCATCATCTTTAATCTTCTTAGCAGCCTGAATACCCTTTATTGCAAGACCTGTAGCTAATGCACCACCAACAACAGCTGCACCTAAACCTTCTTTAACTTCTTCACCCTCCTTAATATTCTTATTAATAACGTTTTGTTGATCCTGCTTAGTCATAGTACCACGACCTTTATTACCCTTAACAGGTGAAAGTACAGATCTAATAGTTTTTACTACTGGATTCTGACTCTTATTAAAAGAAGTACTTGCCTTATTAAGAGCACCACCAATATCCAACTCATCAAGTTGTTCACCAGCTGGTTTAAAAGAAGCAGTTTGTAAGGATCTTATTGCATCAAGTTGTTTCTTATTCTTTACCCCAGTATCTGTGGGTTTTTTCTTTTTAGGTTTTACTACAGGAGATCCATAAGTTGGTTTGATGAAAACATCTCCCTCTTGAATATTATGATGACTCTCACCACACTTTACACAAGGATCTTGACCACAATCACAGTCACACTCAACTTCTTTTGCTTCAATCAATTCACCACCCATTGCCTGAACTACTTCAGAAATTTTAGGACTAATAATAACTTTATTACTTATACCTGCTTTCTCTTTAATCTTTTCACCTTCTTTACTACCCTTTAATCCTTGCTTTTCACCTCCAGGAAATGTAGGATTGACATTAGCACCTGGATCTCCTGCTTCAAAAATATCCTTTCTCCAATCATAAAAAGATTCTTTTACACCTTTTTTACCACCAGGAACTCTTTTCCCTGCCCACTTGTCAATACGATCTTCTACCTTTTTCTTTGCTTTGGGATCTGCCTTACTCAGATCAGCAGTTCCTTTATATCCTTCTTGCTTTATCTTAGCAGAATCATCATTGGGTCTATAGTTCTGTGGAGTAGGTCCCCCAAGTTCTTCCCATCTTTTTACATCCGATGCTGCTTTATCAGTGTTAAACTCAGCAACTTTGTCAAGATATACTTTAGAGATATCGTTTAAATGATTTCCAGTCATACCTACTTTTTAGCCCTGTACTTATTTATGAAATTCCTGATTTTTTCTTGGCCAGGAACCATTGATTGTGCATATTCTCTATATCCATCCGTCCCAACTTCCCTCTTTTCAGGTCCAACCCCGTACTGTTTGGTCTTCTCCGCAGGTTTTACTGCTTCCATCACGTCTCTAATCCATGATTTAAACATATTATCCTCTTCAGTCACACAAATAAGGTAATTTGTACCTCTACGTAGGATTTTACCTACCAACCCCGTATTAAGGTTCTCTACAAGGTCCCCAATACGGAACACTTTCTTAGTTACATAATGTTCACGAAGGGTTTCCTGATCATACCTGGGTGCAATCTTCCAAGTAGCAAACTCTTCCTTCACTTTTGCTGCTGCTTTCACCTTCATACCAATACGAACAGCATTAAAAAGTGCCATTGCATCACCATCATTAATTCTCTTAGGAATTCCTCTCTTAAATGCCTTATAATCATCATCAACAACTGCTTTTCTTAATTTAGAAGCAGACATTCCCTCTACACCTTCAGCATCAGAGTCCCTTACACCCGCAGAAATGGTACGAATGAGGTCAAAATCATATAATTGACCATTATATTTCTGTGCAAGGTTCTCAAACTCTGCTTGACGATCCGCACCCACGATAATATTAATATTTTTATAACCTTCCTCGTTTGCTGCAACCAAAACATCAAAAATTGACTTCATCTCTGGGTCATTAATGATCTGTTCCTCAAAATCAGGGAACATTTTCCTCATATAAGACACTTTCATGTCTGGATCAAGAGGATTTTTCTTAGGATCCTGTGTACGAGAAGGATAAATCTTTAAATCTCCACCTGCTGCTGCTTTATCTGCTGCTTGTAAAAGTTTTTCATGTCCAACAGTAGGAGGATTGAAACGACCAAAGGCAATAGTTAATGTATTATCCCCTCCTTTCTTTTCTTCGGGTTCCTCTTTCTTCTTGGGCTTAAGTTGTGGTACTGCTTTTTTCTGTAATGGAGCACCTGCAAGGTCATCATCCCTCCGACGTTGACCCATTACCTGTGCGGGGGACTCATCTCTGGGAGATTTCTTCCTATTAGTAAACTTTAGTCTACCTTTATCAGTAACCGCCACCATTTTTCCACGGGAGTCAAACCAACTACCGTGTCCGTCACTCTTAAGATTAAGTTTCTTCGCTTGCATAGATGCTTGCGAAGTCCCTGCCTCTGTTAGAAATTGTAAAAGATTCTTCATACCTATATTTAGTGTCTCAAATTAGTACAGTTTTCCAAATGGTCCAAATCTATCTCCTTTTTTAATAGAAAGGAAAACCATATCGGTCCAAAACTCAGTATATTTTTTATCATTACCTTTAATACTTATTATATCATCTAAAAATGTAAGTTGCATTAACTTACTATTCGCTACCCAAGGTTGAGCAAGAAACATATTTTCCATATTCTCAGCAAACTCCTCAGAATTAGAACAATCTGTTATTGCACTTCCCCTCACTCTATTAAACATCGATTTATAAGAAGAAAGTTTACCTTTAAATTCACCAACATCTTGAGGATATTTACGATTACTATTATTAAATGTTTCACCATTATCTTTCATTAATGCAACAACAGCAGCAACTTGGGCTTTACCACCTCTTGCTGCTCTTGCACCTACAGGAGTAGATTCCCATTTTAAATTACTAAATTCAGTAGAAGTATTGGCTTTGATCTGAAAATCATAATTATTATCTCCACTTGATCCTCTTAATTGAACCTTAGTATCTTGGGTCATATTCTTTCCCAGATTAATTTCATATTTAATATCCTTAAACTTATATTCATCGATCTCATCTAATGTTAAAGCTTCTACGTTATATTCCTCCCAACGAGCATCTTTACCTGGACTAGTTTTCTTAAGAGATATACCTACCAATTCCTTAGACTTAAACATTCCCCTCAAAAGAGCATTTAATTGTTGTATAGTCTGAGAATCTTTACTACCAAAAACTGTTTCTCTAATTTTCTTTTTAACATTAGAGCTACTTCCTCTTACACCCCATATATCAGCAGGGTTCCAATTATCTTTTTTACTAATTCCAAAATTTTGTTTAATAATATCAGTTATGAATGACATAAAAGAATTACTACCACTATGATCAAATCTATTGATCTGAGAAGAACCAAACTTATCCAAAATTACAAAATGCTGTTTAAAATAAACACCCAACCAATCACTATCAGGAGCATCGGGATATAATTTAACCAATCCTCTCATCATCCTTTTATCATTAGAGAATTCTGAAAAGGTTTTCCATCCTCTCTTTCTATATTTTAAGGCATACCCAAACACATATGCAGATCCCAACTCCTGCATCCTAGTTGTTTTTGCATCAGGGGCTCTACCACCAGCTTTCTTCTGACTTTCTCTAAATCTAACTTTCCATCCACTCGACGCATCATAGTCAACTATTTTTTTATTTCCCGATGTCTTAGTACGAATTCCCAGTTGTTTAGATAAATCAGAAACATCATCTAAAGTACTAGTAATTACCCATCTAGTTGTTTTCTTTTTATTCCAAGTATCAGCAGCTAAAAAAGTTTGAAATTGATGTCCGGCAATAATAGACTCAATAACCGCTTTCATTCCATTAGGAGCATATTTTATAGCTGCTTTTGGATCTAAAGATTGTGCCATCTATCTCTTCTTGAAATAGTGATTAATCACTTCTAATTGATCATGATAACGAGCAATCTTATCCAATTCAACTTGAATTGCTTCAGTAATATCCGAATGCTCACCAATACCCATTGGATGCTCTAAGTATACCTCAACATTTGCTTGATGTTTTGCAATCTCACCTTTAGCATGTGACATCACTGCATTAAGTAATTGATCTCTCATATGTAATAAAGACATGATAATCCTAATTCTAGGATTATTTATTCAGACTCTTGCTCCATTTCACGTCGCAATTCATCCCTGATGCGACGACGATCTGCTTCTCTTTCTTTACGCTCTTCTTCTCTCTCTTTCTTTTGTTGTAAACGCTCTTGTTCTCTATTCTGACGCTGACGCAATAATTCTATCTTCTGAGCAGATTTCTCTTTAAAATCTTGCAGCTGATCCTGCTGCTTTTGTTTAAGAGCTATCCTCCTAGATTCTATATCTTCTGAAAAAGTATCAAAAGATTTCATTATGCTACAGATTTAGAAGTTTTCTTTTTCACCTGCCACTTACCTCCGCTGCTTTGAATAAACTTTCGGAAGTTCAGCATTTCTTTATCTTTAATAGCAGGTGTTCTAATATGAGGAACATTCCTAAGATTCCATGGAGAGAAATCCTTTGGAGTTACTGCTTGCTCCAACATGAAATCTTTGAAGGTTCTCATTACCAATTGGCAAGAATGTAAGTAGCACTCTGCTCATCCGCACCTTCCTTAATAAGGAAATCATTGAGAGAATCAAGGTCTACACCTTCTTTCTTCATTGATGCAAATGTCTGAGCAAGATTTGCTTGACGTTCTGTACGAGTACTATACTTATCTTTGTTAGCATCAACATGCTTGGCGAACTGTTGAACACTCATACCCGCTGCTTTTGCTTTCTTAGTAAATGCACCAGGACGCTTTACTGCACCTTGGATCCAATCCTTCTCCTCTTTCTCATTAAGAGGAACAACCTTAAACTGTACTCCACCTAATTCATGAAGTTCAGTTAGTCTCTCAGCGATCTCATCCCACAGTTCATTTTCTCTTATAATCTCCCCATCAGGTTTATAAGAATTATATTGAGGATCACGAACATGCTTTGTCTTCTCACTCTTCTTACCTTCTTTCTCAGTAGTAGATCCCTTAGCATGTTCCCAAGGATGACCTGACCTTTGAGCATCTCTCTTCATCTTCTTCCGTTCAAATGCAGCATATTCACGCTCTTTCTTAGCCCCTTCAGTGTCACCTTTTCTAGTAAGTCTATCTGCTTCACCAGTTCCTTTCTTGGACCTGTACATATCAATAACTGCTGCTACCTGATCATAGGTATCCTTCTCGGCCAAAGTTTCCTCAGGAAGACCCTTACGTGAACCAACACCGGCCATATCATCTGCCTTCTTAATATCCTTAGAATTACCCTTGATGCCTTTACGAAGTTTTTCATCTTCTTTCTTTAGGGTATTCTGCTCTTTTACCTCACCTTTCTCATACCCCTTTCCATCACCGTCATCATCCCACCATCTCTTTACCTTCTTCTTACCATTCTTTTTATCTTTCTTATCATCCTTATTAGGAGAACCCGCTAGGTCATCATCTTCCTTGCGATCTTCTTCTTCCTTTTCAGGAGACTCATCTTTTGCTTCTGCATATACACTCTTATATACAGATTCTAATCCTAGAAGTTCTTTGGGATCCATTTCTCAAAACACTTTTTCTTTTATTTAGTCCATATCCAACTTCAATTCCATCTGATAACCATCTACTTCTTCATACCATACTTCTGGATCTTCATCTTTTATATGATAATAAAGATACATTGTACCATCGGGTCTTTCGTACATAAAAATGTGGTCATGAGGATTTAGTAACCACATTCTCTGTACTGGATCATTATCACAGGTCTCCGGCTTTTCTATTCTCGGATTTGTGTACTTCAAATTCTCCTCCAGGATAACGTGATTTAAGTTTATCTACATTCATCTCAATAATCTCATCAAATGTGGTATCAAGTGCCATACATGCTTGTGCAATGTACCAACAAATATCTCCTAGTTCACGTTTAAGATGAAAAACATTCTCTTCATTATATGGTTTTCCTTGAAGAATTATCTTCTTTACTACTTCTGTAAACTCACCTGACTCAGCAGTCAATCCAAGTGCAGCAGTAAGAAGATGAGAAATATCACAATCATTTTCTACTTCAAGTTCAGTTATTCTTTTAAGTAGCATTGCGAAATCCTTGCTCGGTTCGCTAGTGACCCCATCAACGAAGTCAAGATACTTTTCAGTGTCTACAGTCATTAGAATTTAAATTGGTTAAACTTATCTTTAAATGATTTCTCTTCAGTAGTATACTCTTCCTCTTGTCCATTGTCAACAATATCTTCCTGAGCACTTTGTTCACAATCATATAATCTCATCTTTGCGCGATCAATTCCTACAACAAATCTTTTAAAAATAGTAGGATCATTATACCTATTCTTTAATTGCTTGACCAATATTTGATTTAAACCTTCCAAATCTTCTGTACTAATAAGAGCGAACATAAGATCAGCAGTAGCAGGAAGACCAAAAGATTCTGATGTATCAGTAAGCTCAACATCAGAGCTACCAAAACCACTGCGAGTAGTTTGTGTCGCTGAAACAATTGGCAAGTTCGCCTCCACAGCAAGCCCACGGAGTTCTTCCGCAATCGCCTTGATGTACGAGTAGGAATTGATAGAGGAATTTTGACGATATCTACTAGAGGCACAAATATTAAGATAATCGATGAATATTATATCCGGTCTAAAAGATTTCTTCAACGCAAGTTCTTGAAGTAATGCTTTAAAATGTCCTGAATGTGCAGAAGCAGTGGGATACTCTTTAATTATAAGAGTTCCTTGGGTCTTCTCTGAGAGATTAGTTACCTTACTCTCAAACATAGGTTTAGGTAAATCAATTATGTCTTGAATTGGGACATTAAGTAAATTAGCATCGATCCTTTCCGCAATCTTCTCCTCTGCCATTTCGAGAGTGATATAGAGGACGTTCTTTCCCTGGAGTAACACACTGCTAGCCACATGACACATGAATAAAGATTTTCCAACCCCTGTGCCAGCGAGAGCAATGTTGAGAGTCTTATTCGGTAGACCACCTTTCGTAATTTTATTGAAGAATTCGAGATCAAATTCAATCTTGTTTTCTTTCTTGTGGTATAACTCATACCTTTCTTCATAGTCAGTTAGATAATCGTGTCCAATATGAGTATCAAACGAGACGGCAAGAGCATCCGATAATATCGTAGGAATAGCGTCTCTATCTTTAGTTTCATCTTTTCCATCCGCAAGTTGTATAGATTCCATCAATGCTAGGTATATAGCACGATCTCTACACCATTTCTCTGTAGTAGTAACTAACCAATTAAATTCAGAAGGTTCATCTTCCAAATAGCTAATGAGTTGAGTAATCTCTTTAAAGGATGTATCATTAATATCCTGGCGTTTCTCTGTTTCAATACACAGAACTTCCTTGGTAGCAGGTTCATTATATTCAACAACAAACTTTGCTATCTCTTCAAAAACAACCTTTTGATTATGATCCTCAAAGTATTCAGGTTTAATAAAAGGAAGGACTTTACGAACATACTCTTCATTATATAAAAGGTTTCTAAGAATTAGAAACTCAACTTTATCCATAACTGAATTCCTGTTGTGCTGTTTCGTCTAAAGCCTGTAATACTTCTGGTGTGAAATACTCTTCAGGATTAGCATAAATTTGTTTTGCATATATTTTCTTACCATTTATTTCATATCTTCCTGCAACATTCTTCCACAATCCTCCAACCTCTCCTAATTCTAGAAGACCATAATGCCTATCCAGACCACGCTCATCATAATAAAGACGTATCTCTACAGTTTTATTCTCTTTACTTAAACGCGACTTTGCTGTCTTAGCCTTGATAATGTTTCCAACGACTTCTTTTCCATCCTTCTCTTTCTTCTTTCCGAGATAAATGATTGTACTCGCTGCGTACTTGAGTCCACTACCTCCGCCCATTTCTTTCGTTGGTACATAAGCTCCGATGACATCGTATGTATGATTTGTGACAATGAGGGGGACATTTGCTTG